ATCGACTTTCTCTATGAGGGTTTTCAGTAACCCCTTGGTTTCGTTGTCAGACTCGGACATACTATCCCCTACTGTGTTCAGAAACACTGCGCCTGCATCGCGCGGGAAACATGAAGGACACGCACCCTGAGCAAAGACAAGCACATGATTCGGTACAACATCACCGACAAGACGGTAGTTACCGTTTTGTTCAGGTATCTGGTTTGCGGTAAATCCCGTTGAGATTCCAAGTTTACCGTCACGCGCAAGCAGTTCTGCTTCGGCATCAGTCAGGTTAAGAACTGCGTCTAAGCGAGGGTTGCCTACTTCCGGTTGTTTGGCATTAGTTACCGTACCTGCAAAACGATATTCATCAGACAGATTGCCTGAATCTACCGCACTGAAATCGGGATGATGTATCATGCCGTTTGTTACGGATGCAAATATGACCGGAATGTTGTTCCAGGCATCACCGTTCGCAAACGACTCTTTAGAGAGGAATACCATGCGGTCACCATACTGCAAATAGTTGTCTAACCTTTGCAGTGTAGCATCATGACTATACGGTTCTCCCATGCGTATATATTGGTATTGTATGGTATTGTACGTACGCAGTTACGTATAAATAATATGGAGTAAAAATGGAAATTTATTGTTCGTCGTCAAACACTGCGACACCGTTACGCATCACAATAACGGACATCATACCATGAAAATTCAGGTTACCGCCATGTTCGATAACTGCATCATACACCTGCTTAGAGCACTCAACAACATCATCAGCAGTCAGTGATGATTCTGGGTTGTGATAATACACATCATTCAGTGCTTCGTCAGGTGTGTTTCCGATTCCATACACAATGTTCTGTAATTCCTTGTCTAATACTGCATAATATTTCATAATCCTAACTCCTTAATTTTCTTTTCTCTCTCAATTGCTGCCTTGATACCGTCACGTGCGGCTCTGGAGATGTTGATGTTTAATTGTTTGGCTTCATCAAGCATCTCTTCAGGGATTGCAATAGTGAATCGTGCTTTGCTCATAGGTTGTGTCATGTCAGTATATATTGGTCGTACAATACTCATATTACTTTTCACCCGATACCCTCTGACCGCAGTAAGGACAGAACCGCATGTCATCTGCGAGTTCATAATCGCACCAGGGACAATGCCGCATCCCGTCGACCATCTTCGGCGGTTGGGGGGCGAGTGTAGACAGGCACGTTCCTGCGAACGTGTCCATCGGGTACAATACCACAGTGTGTCCTTCGTCATAGAGCGCAGGGTCGTATTCTCCGGTTGAGTTGGGGTTGACGATGATTTGCAGATACGCAGGTTCACAGCAACTATTCTTTGCGATTGCTTCGGCAATATCGACCTCAGTCATCTTGCCGCGTTTGGTGCTCAGTATCAGGCAGTTCTCGTGCCGACCGACAACTGCTGTTTCCATATAGATTTTCATTCTGTTTCCTCTTTGCTCATTTCGTTTTCTGCGTCGGTCAGTGCATTGTGGAGTGACCGGCGGTATTGGTTGTCGGTTGGTTCTTGGTGCGGCTGGTGATTCATCATACCACATCCGGTATCTGAATCCATACTACATGGTGTTTGCGTTCGTCACAGCATACTATGTCGTTGTGCATCGAACCATGAAAGATAATGATTGACACCACATCGGACACGCTGACACCGGCGGCTTCAATGTAAACATTACGTATTCTCCATCCCTCCGATGCACCGTAGTAATCTTCAGAGAAATACAGTTCCACATTCATCCCCGCTTTGTTTGTCACGACCAACACTTTGTCGTCCGACAGGAATGCGCGCTCTTCGGTGTATGGAATCCCCCAATGCTCAAAAATTGATTTGATTTCATCATACGTTGAACAGTGTTTGTCTGCCATGTTTAGATACCCCCATATTCTTTCAGTGTCATAACACTTTCCTCAAAGTCTTTCTTTTTCTGGATAAGTTTCTGGTGCTCTTCCTCCGATGCGAACATTCCGACGATGAGTTTACTGTTGATGAAGTCAATCTGGTTCTCGTACATCGCAATGTAGTATTCAATCGGATTGTTCTCGCGGTCAATCTTAGATAAATCGTGATGTGTCATTTAGTTCCCCTCCTCGTACTGTATTTTCTCAATCTTGTTCATCAGTCTTTCAAGCGTCTTAATCTCGACGATGATGTTCGCAAACTCCTTCTGTGCCTTCTTGACGCGCTCGATGTCTTTCTCGTTCTGTGCGTCGGTGAGTTCATGGTGTTCTGCCTGTGCCGCGCGTTTGGCTAATCTCAGTTCGGAATTGATTAAGTTGATGATGTGTTGTGCTTCCATTTTTGTGCCTCCTTAGTCAGAACTCTCCACCGTTGCGAATCCGATTTCATAACCGTTGTCGTTGAAGAAATTAACTGCACTGCACCAAAATTCAACGTAACTGACGAACTTGATTCTGAAGAGGGTTTTATTCTCTTTTTCCATCCATGCGTCGTAGATTCTCTGGTCGGGAGAAAAACCGAGGATTAACTTCATGCCGTCACATGCCTTGACCTCAAGTGCTCTGAGGATGGATTTACGGGTTTCAACAACCTCGCATCCGTGTTCTTCTAACATTGCTTTGATTTCTTCGTAGGTTTTTGCAGTTGTCATTTTGCTTCACCTGTTGTGTATAAAAATACGCTGTTCAAGTATGTAAAAGTATTACATTTACAATACTAATATTACAAACACTATACCTATTTAGTATAGTTTTATTGCAACTTAGATACATTTCCGATTCGCAAAACAAGCCATAAAAAAAGAGATTTGTCAAGAAATGCAACTTACAGTCAACTGCGCAGATACGAGATGTACGGCAGTACCGCGCCATACTGCGCAGGTAAACCATGCGCGGCAATGTACGATTCAAGCGCGGCTGCCAATTGCAGTGCATCATTCTCTGTGCTGGATATTTTCAGCCGATAATCCTTTACCTGACGCGCAGATGTACCTTCCATCCCTGGCAGTGCAGTAATGCTCGCATCCATCATCTTATCCATGTTCCCTCGGATAATCGCTTTCTGATTATCTGTCAGTGGTAGTGCCTTCATCGTCCTTTTTCACCTCGGTAATGACGAATTTAACACCCATCCGTTTACCTAAGTCCTCAAGCATTTTCAGTTGTGTATCCTTCGGCAGCTGACTCCACATCGCGCATCACTCCCATTACAAATGTCCACATCGGACAACCTTTTCTCTCTGTCGGTAGGCAATACTCCGATTCGTAATCGCAGTATTCATCGCAGTATTTTATTGCTTTTCGTTCAAGTAGTTGCATATACTTCCTCTGGTGTCAGGTATTCTGCCTGGCTCTCAGTAACCTTTGCGCCTTTGTACTTGACTTCATAGTTTGCAGGTACAAGGACACAGCGGCAGTTGTATTCGCCAATATACGGCGCGTCCTGATGACGATAGATTTTCCCGTTTCGCTTTGCGTGTTCTGGTCGCACGCGGTCATCACCTGCGGTAATGTATCGGACATACTCAACATTCGCTTCCTGAAATGCTTTTGACCGCGCGTCGTTACGGATTTTGGATGCTTCGGTTCTGGCAGCCGTCATTGCATTGTGGTTCTGCGAGTTTAGGTCATCGCGTATCAGTTTGGCAATCTTGCGAGGATGTACACCCGCATGTTCTGCATCGGCAATGGTCTGAATCACTTTGTTTGCATCACGTTCGGTCATATCGTATAACCACCGTACAAATTTCTGTTCGGTAGTGGCTTTGTACATCCCGTCAGGCATCTCTTCAAGCACACGTTCAACACATATCGTACCGCCTTTGTTGAGAGATTTGAGGTAATTTGTTTTTACCTCATCGGCAATCTCAACCGGATTAGCAGTAATCGTATATCCATCGCGCTTCAGTTGCTTAAACCACTCATCCGCAACTAAGACCGTTTCCTCTTTTGCCATCTGAGCGAGGATTTGTATGAATGCTTCCATCCTCAGCCGATACAGTTCTTTAATCTGTGCTTCCTGTTCAGGAGTCATCGTTACCGTACCGCATAATCCGAGTTATCGCATTGTATGTCGCATCGTTCGCGGTCTGAAATGCGTCATCTGCCGTTTTCATAATCCTATACTCAGGGCTCGTGAATCCATCGACAGTGTTGCCAAATAAACTCATAGTCGTTGTCGCAGGATACTGATTTTTCAAGTCTAATGCTAATTCATCAGACCATTCTTTCAGTTCAAGAACATCGGTCATGTTATCTCTGATTTCCTCGGTGGTTATGGATTTGGAATTGAATGCCTGTGCGAGGTATTGGAGTTTCAGCGCAGATTTATCCACCGACGGTCTTTTCAATCTGATATGGGTTTCATATCCCACATATCCATTCGCGGCAAGACACCAATCGAATGCTTCCTCCAACCAACTTTCTGCAATTGCCTGCTCAGCGGCAATAAAGTTAGTCCACATCTCCATCCGTCCGGCATCAGATGCACCGAGGTTACCGGTCTGCGTCATATCGCTCATCGGATTGGTGTAACTCCTAATCCATTCAACACACTGTGCGACAAATTCCTTCGCGGTAGTGGATTCTGTTATGGTGTATGTCGGAAATTCTAACCCCTGCGGCAGAACTGCGGCTGTGTCCTTACCCCACTTGCGCAGGAAATTACTACCCCATTCCTGCAATGCCGTTGCCGCATCTCCGTCTGCTTCGTCGCTGATTTTCATTAACAGCATCGGTGCACCAATGCGGTTTACCTGCTGTTCCTCGGCTTTGAGTGCAAAGTCTATCAGGGACAACACGAAATAGACAGGGTACATATACGCGCGTCCTGTCGGGAATGGTGTGCCTGCATCTCTGATAATCCGTACATTGTCTAATTTCGTTTGCAGACCGTTAACCGGATGAGTCTGCCATACTGAGATGTCACCGTTAACGTCGAAAGAGATTCCAGGCACTAACGGATTCGGAATGACATTGTATAAACCGTCTGGTGCTCTGCGACGGAATGTTTCCGGCGGTAAATGTCGGATTTCACTCAATCGGTAATCATTGCCTTGTTTCTCAGTACCGATAGACATTATACAGCATCCAAAACCGTCTTTGTCTGGAATCACATGCTGCATTAAATCATAACAATTCAGTCTGTCGAAGTCAAGTTTTAACTGAAGAGTTAGTTTATCGTCGGTTTCTCCGTTCGCATCGGTAACCCACAGTTCTGGGTAACCTGGATAAACCTGCCTGACCTTGTTGTTTACCGCATCGCAATAATGAATATTGGATTGGAATTTAGGTACGTTTTCAGGGGTTACCTCTGACGGTTTGACAGTCCATGTTGATGTAACGGCGGTCAATCCCTGTGCTTCATTTGTTGGTACTCGTTTTGCCGGTGCTTTTCTGCTCTTTGTTGCTGTTTCTGCCATTTGGTTTAGGGTTTGTCCGGCGGTGAACACGTCCTCACGTTAATCCCGATTATAGTGTCAAGGGGTTTCGACTACCTATAACCCCGTCGGTTTGTTCTGAAATCTACACAGTTTAAGCACATGTCGGTGACATTAGTATAAATCGAATATTCCCTGCGGCTCAGTGATGCCTGTCTGGTTCTGGTAGTGGCTGCACCTGCGTTTATCCCCATACGGAATCTCAGCAGGTATCGATTCAAAGAATATAATCTGTCCTATCTTCATCCCTGGATAAAGTTCAACCGGAATCGGTGATGAGTTTGACAGTTCCAAAGTGATGTTCCCGCAGAATCCTGCGTCTATCCAACCTGCTGTCTGGTGGTTTGACAATCCCAACCTGCCTAACGTGCTCTTTCCATCGACCTGCGCACAGATATTTGCAGGCAGCTCGAATCGTTCAATCGTCGTACCGAGTGCAAACGTTTCGGTAATGCTTCGCGGGTATTGAATCGGCAGTTCTACCTCTTCATACACAATTTTGTTGCCGCATTTTCCCACCGGAATTTTTAGTGAATCTCCGAGGGTTATATCGTAACTGTGCGGCTGTATGTTCTGTTTGCTAAATGGTGAAATCTTGATGATTTCACGTTCGACATACTGTTTTATTTTCCAATCTGGGAGTATCATAGTTGAATGCACACTGATACGTTTGACCGCATCAGTGCGTGAATGGATTTTTGCCACCGGTAAACGCTTCAATCCTAAGCCCAAAGATGGTTGTAATTCCGGTGATGACATGTAGTTTCATCAAATAAGCAACACACGATAGATTATCGGTGTTTGTCATTTGAATTTTCGTACCCTGTACACCGCGCTTACCTATTCAGGTAAAATGTACATCAGGTTGTTCATAAGTCTATACGCATTGAATAATCAATAATCTCAGGTACATCTACGTGTTTCCTGAGCCATATGTTCAATTCAACTGCGCGCTCATAGACCGATGAAACATCATTCAAAGACGTTGCTTAATGTTGCCATTGCTCTCAGGTAACAGGTTACCCAATCCCGTTACCGATAACTGACATGAAATGCTACCGCTTTATTTAACCCCCCGCAGTACAAGGGGGTTTAGACAGAACCACCGGTGACGACTACCGGTTTTGCAAACACTTTGCGTCCAATCTCAGATTCGATTGCATACCGCACAGCATCTATCGTGTGATTGTCTTTATCTTCAAGTCTTGACAGGGTATTGCCGTCCTTATCAACCTGATACGATATGTTCTCAAATTCCCGCGCAGTATTGGGTGTCCGATTCGCATCTATCACTATCGCTTCCAATTCATCAAGCCATTTCTCACCGGTTTCAACACTCCCTTTGCCTTTCACTGCACCGGTAATCTTGACACCATGCAGTTTCAATTCGTCGATGCTTTTCGGTTCGGCAGAATCGGCAACTATGGATTCATGGTTGTACCCTTTCCCCTTCAACCACACTGCTATCCGTTCATTGCTGACCTTGACTCCGTAAAACTCATCGAAGATATACAACTTCCTGCGCGTCTTATCGTAATGACACCGCACGAATGCTAACGGGTCGGCAGCATAACCCCAATCTAACCCCTGCTTAATGTTGTCGAATGTTCTCACCTGCTCGTCGGTAATGCGCTCGAAACACAGATTGTTGAACGGAATTACCCCGCCATCAATGCACTCTCCCAGATGCACCCACCGATACTTTTGCGGGTTATGCAGTTTGTCATATTCAGCATCGGCAATTGCTTCGGGTGACAGATACGGGTTATCCAGGTATGTGGAGTGATGCACATAAGTTGAGTTCGGTAAGAACTGTGTATTGAACTTCTTATTCACCCAATTGCTTTTTCTCTTCGGCGGGTTGTAGGAATAGATGAGTTTGTACTGCACACCGTCAGGCAGCTGTTCGCGCAGAATTGATTTCACGATGACATCAAGTTCCTCCTCGGTTCTAAATTCTGCCAACTCTTCAATCCACAGTATAGCAAGGGGAATCTTGTGTGTCTTGATGGATTTGATTTTCTCCGGTTTGTCTGCACCTCTGAAGATGATGACAGAACCGGTCAGTATATTTTGCATCCTCAGCGGGTTCTCACGATACTCCCACAGTGCATCAAGACCGAGAATATCTACTGCTTCTTTGAGTTGCTCGAATACTGAATCGTGCAGGGTTTCTCCGACCTTGCGCACGACAAGCGCGTTTACCGGCGGTAAGTGTGTGTCTGACAGACGTAAGATTAGCCAGATGGAGATTATTGTACTTTTCCCGCTGTTACGACCACCTTTCATTACTACGTTGGTGTATTTGTTACCGATAAGGCATCGGTACGGCTCGTAAAAAGCAGGTTGTACAATATCTTCAATCTTCATCTTTTTCTTTGTCAATCGGTTTTAATCCACAAGTGATGTTAATACCATCAAGACCACTAATAGACACATCCTGTTTCTCCACATATCCTCTGTTCTTTCCAATAGTGGATAGAATATAC